GCTAAAGATAAGATGAAAGAGCTTAAGAAAGCACAAGCTGAAAAAGTAAAAGAAGACTTTGATTTGAAAAAAACTGGTGACACAGCCAAGACTCATAAAGGCGGAACAGTAACTAAGACTGATAAAGGTATCGAGCATAAAGGTAACTTTACAGACGAGCCACATCAAGAAGAGCCAGCTAAGAAAGTTAGTAAAGCTGCCAAATCTAGTGCAGAAAAAGCAGGTGATCGTGAGCATCAGAAGAAACAAGATAAAGAATATAAAGCATTAAAAGCTCAAGGTAAAGCACAGCGTTATTCAGCTGGTCAGAAAGTTGACGAAGAAATGGATAGCTGCCCACACTGCGGTGGTGATCTACACAGCCACGGTGAAGAAGAAAAAGCACACGTTTTAGATCGTGCTCATCCAAAGGTCAAAGATAAGGCTGTTAAGTATCGCAAAGAATTAGAAGCATTTGTTGCTGGTGCTAACCGTATGGCAAATACCAAACCAGAGACAGAAGAAGAGTGCTGGGATCAACCAACGCCTACAATGTCTGTTGCCGAAGCTAAAAAGAAAGGTGACGGTAACTTAGCTAACAATGCTAAACCATACGACAAAGTAACACGCGGTGATGTTATCGCTGGACGTCTTGGTAAAGACGAAGAAGGTGGTAAAAAGAAAGTTGACGAAGCTAAACCAAGTGCAGGTCTAAGCAAAGAGAAAAAGTCTGAGGTTGTTAAAAAAGCCAAAGCAGGTGGCGACATTGGCAAGCCAGGCAAAGGTTTTGCTAAACTAGCTAAGAAAGCTGGTGGTGGTGAGAAAGGTGAGAAGATTGCTGCCGCTGCTATGTGGAAGAATGTTAAAGAAACAGTTGCTTATGTTGCTGAAAAGAAAGAAGCAACAAAAGACTTACCAGGTAAGCAAGAAAAGATCGATGTTGCTGAACCAAAAGGTAAGATCGACGGTAAAGATTTGGCTGCGTTACGTGCCAAAAAAGAAACTGTTAAAGAATCTACAGACTTTGGTCAGTTTAAATCTAATCTAAAGCGTCTACTAGGGTAATACCCATGGACATGAAAAAGATCTTGCAGGCGTTAGATGGCGTTCAATCTAAGCCTGTAGAAGGCGGTAATGACATGAAGAAATTCCTGTCCATTATCAATGAAGGATCTAATCCACACAAAGTTGCATTGCCTGTACAAATGGCTATGCAACACTATCAAGAAACTAAAGTCCAACCTCAAACAACCACAAGTCCTATAAAGACTAGTGTCCGTAAATTTTTCCGAGAAGTTGAACAGACTACTGCCGAAGCACTTGCAGCAGAACAAGCTAAGAAACGTCAATTGATTAATCAATATGCCAGCGTCATTGCTGAACGTGTACTAATGAAAGAAGGTACACTTAATGAAAAAAGCACCACAGAAAAGCAAGCTCGCACAATGGCTGCAGCCGCACACGATCCTAAATTTGCTAAAAAGTTAGGAATTAAACAATCAGTTGCTAAAGAATTTAACAAAGCCGACACTGGTACTAAACAGTTAAGCAATGCTATGAAGCATAAGAAAGTTAAAGAAAACGAAATTCCAGATCATACGATTGGATTTACACCAGGTCCAGGCGGTCCAGGATTACAAATCGATCCAGGTGAAGGACATCTTAGTTTAGAAAATCAAGGACACGAACACGGATCACCGCATGACTTAGGTAGCGCAGATGCCTATTACGGTCGTCCAGCTGATCACCTAGCTCACAATTTAACTAGTCACGATGCTATTCGTGCATATTATCATGGTTATCGCGAAGGCGAAGACCTACACGACGCCAGTAACTATGATGAAAGTGTAGACGAAAGTCTACGCACAGAAAATCCTTGCTGGAAGGGTTATCATCCTGTCGGAACCAAAAAGAAAAACGGCAAAACCGTACCAAACTGCGTTCCAAAAAACTAAAAGATTGAACTAATTAAAATTTTTTACCTATTGCTCTCAGGTGATAATTAGTATATAATAGGCAATATAGTTAAGGAGAAGTCAATGTCACGTGCATATGGTCCAGAAGAAAAGGCAAAATTAGAAAGATTAATCGCAGAGGGATCAACCGTTCTGCAAGAAGTTGAAGATTTAAATGAAGGCTTAAAAGAAACAGTCAAGGCAGTTGCAGAAGAATTGAACATCAAACCAAGCGTTATTAACAAAGCCATTAAAATTGCACACAAGGGCGATTGGGCTAGTCATAATGATGATTGGGAAGAAATTGAAGCAATTTTGGATATCACTAAACGTATCTAATAAGTATTATAGAGAAAGGTCCGCTGGCCATAAACAGCACATTAGGTATTTGTCAGCCTAAAATGACAATGGAGAATATAATTTATGTCGTATGTAGACGCATGGTTTGACCGCGAGAATGATATCATTAAAGTGGTTGAACGTAACAAGAAAGGCGAACGAGAATTTCGCGATATTCCTGTCAAACACACATTTTATGTAAAAGACCCTAGAGGTAAACATAAAAGTATTCACGGCGACCCAGTTAGTCGTATTGTGTGTAAAAATACCAAAGAACTTAGAAAAGAAATGGCCATTAATAGTGGCAAGACTCTTTACGAAGCAGATATCAACCCAATATTTGTATGTCTAAGTGAAAATTATCTCAATCAAGATGCGCCAAAACTCAATGTAGCATTTTTCGATATTGAGGTCGACTTCGACCCAGAACGTGGTTATGCATCACCAGACGATGCATTTATGCCCATCACTGCTATTGCTGTTAAACTACAATGGTTAGACACTATGATCTGTCTAGCCATTCCTCCAAAGACTATCACTATGGAGCAGGCTAAAGAGCAGGCTAAAGATTTTGACAACGTTATGTTATACGAATCTGAAGCAGAAATGCTAGATGTGTTTTTAGATCTAATTAAAGATGCAGATATCTTAACTGGCTGGAATAGTGAGGGCTTTGATATCCCCTATACTGTCAATCGTGTAACCAAAACTCTTAGCAAAGAGGATACAAGAAGATTTTGTCTGTTCGATCAATTTCCAAAAAGACGTGAATATGAAAAATTCGGTCGACAATCAGTTACCTATGACTTTGTAGGTCGTGTACACTTGGATAGTCTCGAACTGTATCGCAAATATACCTATGAAGAACGACACTCCTATCGACTAGACGCCATTGCTGAATATGAATTAGGTCAACGTAAGACACAGTACGAGGGTACGTTGGATCAGTTATACAATAATGACTTCCGCACATTTGTAGAATACAACATCAATGACTGCCAACTGCTAGATGATCTAGATAAGAAACTTAAATTTTTAGATCTTGCCAATACACTGGCACATGAAAATACAGTATTGCTACAAACTACTATGGGTGCTGTTGCTGTTACAGAGCAGGCTATTATTAATGAAAGTCATCGTAGGGGTATGCAAGTTCCTAATCGTCCTAAAATGGATGATAGAGAAAATAATGCGGCGGCAGGTGCGTATGTTGCTTATCCTAAAGAAGGTCTTCAGGACTGGGTCGGCTCATTAGATATTAACAGCCTGTATCCTAGTGCCATTCGTGCTCTAAACATGGGGCCGGAAACTATTATTGGTCAGTTGCGTCCAACAAAAACAGACGAGTATATTGAATTAAAAATGGCACAGGGTAAGAGCTTTGCAGCCGCATGGGAAGGTATCTTCGGAAGTCTTGAATATACAGCCGTTATGAATCAAGAGATTGGTACCGATATCACAATTGATTGGGAAAATGGTGATACTGATGTGCTAAGTGCTGCCGAAGTTTACAGACTGATATTTGAAAGTAACCAACCCTGGACTATCAGTGCCAATGGTACTATTTTTAGTTATGAAAATGAAGGTATTATTCCGGGACTACTCAAACGCTGGTATGCAGAACGTAAAGAGATGCAGGCCAAACTAAAAGAAGCTGTCAATGCCGGTAACAAAATCGAAGAAGAGTATTGGGACAAACGACAACTAGTTAAAAAAATTAACTTGAACAGTTTGTATGGTGCTATTCTTAATCCGGGATGCCGCTTCTTTGATAAACGTATTGGACAATCAACTACACTAACAGGTAGACAGATTGCCAAACACATGGCTGCTAAGGTCAATGAAATCATTTGCGGAGAGTACGACCACATAGGTAAAGCAATTATCTATGGTGATACAGATAGTTGTTATTTTTCAGCGTATAAAACACTTAAAAAAGATATCGAAAGCGGTGTCATTCCGTGGACTAAGGAAACTGTAGTACAACTGTATGACCAGATTGGCGAAGAAGTCAATGCCACATTCCAACAATTTATGTTAGATGCATTTCATTGTCCTAAGAGTCGTGGAGAAGTTATCAAAGCCGGTCGTGAGATTGTCGGATCTAAGAGTTTGTTTATTACCAAGAAACGTTATGCAGTTCTTTACTACGATAAAGAAGGTAAACGTGCTGATATAGATGGTAAGCCGGGCAAGATCAAGGCCATGGGCTTGGATCTTAAGCGTAGTGATACTCCTGAGTTTATTCAAAACTTTTTGAGTGATGTTCTTGAAATGGTCTTGATGGGTAAACCAGAACAAGAAGTTTTAGATCATATTACAGAATTTCGTGGCAGATTTAAAGCACGTCCTGGTTGGGAAAAAGGATCTCCCAAACGTGCTAATAATATTACTGAATATGCGGCTAAAGAAAAGAAAGCTGGCAAAACAAATATGCCAGGACATGTACGTGCAAGCCTCAACTGGAATACATTAAAACGCATGTATGATGACAAGTATTCTATGGCCATCACTGATGGTGCAAAAGTTATCGTCTGTAAGCTCAAACCAAATCCGTTAGGATTCACCAGTGTAGCGTATCCAGTCGATGAATTAAGATTGCCGCAATGGTTTAAAGATTTACCATTTGATCACACCGAAATGGAACAAACCATTATTGATAATAAATTGGATAATCTTATTGGTGTACTAAAATGGAATGTTGGCAGTACTGAAGAAAAAAATACATTTAATAGTTTATTTGAGTTTTAAAAACATTGACATAGTCGAAAATTGTAGTATAATATTAACACATGGAGATTCATATGAAAGACTTTTTACAAGACCTAGTAGCACATACACATAGTTTGGGATTTTTACCTTTGGTCAAGGTTACAGCCACAGACAAAGAAACAAAAATCGAATCAATGGCCGAAGATCGTTCAGTGATTCTTAATGCCAAGACACATACCCCAGTTGAAAACTTTGAAGGCACATTCGGTATGCCTAACCTAAATAAGTTAGACTTGCATTTAAAATGTCCAGAATACAAGGAAGGTGCTGCCATTAGCGTAGTAACACAAGAACGTAACGGTGAAACTATTCCAACAGAGTTACATTTCCAAAATGCTACAGGTGACTTTGAAAATCATTATCGTTTTATGAATCAAGATATTATCAATGAAAAGTTAAAATCTGTTAAGTTTAAAGGTTCAACATGGGATGTAGAATTTGAACCAACAGTTGCCAGTATCCAACGTTTGAAGTTTCAAGCGGCTGCACATACTGAAGAAACAGTATTTCAAGTATCAACTGATAATAACAATTTAATATTCAGTTTCGGTGATGCTAGTACTCACGCTGGTTCATTTGTATTCCAAAGCGGTATTACAGGTAAACTAAAACAAACATGGTCATGGCCTGTGCAACAGATTCAAAGTATTTTAGGTCTGTCGGGTGATATTACTATGCGTATTGCCGACGTAGGTGCTCTACAAATTACTGTAGATAGCGGACTTGCTTTATATGATTATATTTTACCAGCACAAAGCAAGTAATGAAAGAACTTCATAAGCGTACAGTAGTTAGAGCATTAAGCTATCGAATAGTAGCGTTACTTATAACTGCTTTATGGACTGGGTTAAGCGATGCTATCCTAATTCATATTATTCTAACTGCTGTACACTATGCAATGGAAAGACTTTGGTTAAAGATTAAATGGGGCAAAATTGAATAAGAATTTAACAGCTAGTCAAAATGACTATGCGTACTTTTTACCAGCAACATCTGGATTTTACAGTACGTTCATAGGCAAACAACGATTTGGACCGTATGTAGATCCAGCACGTATTCCAGCGAGCTTTGGTCCGTTGGGCATTGAAGCTATGAATTATCTAAATCCTAATGCCTTATTTTATTATGACCATTGCTTATATTCAGCAGGGCATGCTAATCTAGATATGACTAAGCGAGATGACGGAGAAGATATGTTCCGTAATCGTGATCGTACTACTAGTTGGGTAGTTGGTGACTCTGGTGGATTCCAGATTGGTAAGGGTGTATGGGAAGGCGAATGGCGTGATCCTACAGGTCCAGAAGTTGCCGCCAAGTGGGCAGAGGTTCGTGCCTTGGGTGTTGAACTTGTTCCACAGTTGCATCCAACAGGCGATCCTAAAACCGATAAGAATGGCAATCTGAAATATACTAAGATTGATCATGTCAAAAACTATCAAGCACTATTAGATGCCGCACAGAAAAAACGTGAACAAGTGTTAGCATGGATGGATGCTTATATGGAATACGGCATGGTACTTGATATTCCAGCATGGGTTGAACGTAGTCCAGAAGGTCGTAAGGCTACAGGTATCGAAAGCTATCAACAGGCCGCAGATGCTACCAAATATAATAACGAATACTTTATTAAAAATCGTACAGGTGCTTGTAAGTTCTTAAACGTTTTGCAAGGCGAGAATCATACGCAGGCAGAAGATTGGTATCAACAGATGAAAGACTTCTGCGACCCGACCAAATATGACAAGCCATTTAATGGTTGGGGTATGGGTGGACAGAACATGTGTGACGTTCATTTGATACTTAAACGCCTAGTGGCTCTACGCTTTGATGGTTTGTTAGAACAAGGGCATCAAGACTGGATGCACTTTTTAGGTACTAGCAAACTAGAATGGGCAGTGCTACTAACAGATATCCAACGTGCGGTGCGTAAGTATCATAATCCTGACTTTACTATCAGCTTCGACTGTGCTAGTCCGTTCCTGGCAACTGCGAATGGACAGATTTATATGGCAACTGAAACGCCAAATGCTGGTAAGTGGGTCTATCGTATGCAAGCGTCAGCTGATGATAAGAAGTACGCTACTGATACAAGACTGTTTAAAGATGCTGTAGTACAAGATGGTATTTTTGATAAGTTTGAATCTAGTCCCATTATTGATCAAGTACAAATGAAAGATATTTGTATCTATAAGCCAGGCGATCTAAATAAAGTAGGTAAAGAAGGACGTACTAGTTGGGATAGTTTTACCTATGCAATTATGATGGGACATAATGTCTGGATGCATGTTAACGCTGTACAAGAAGCTAATCGTCAAAGTGATTTAGGTATTATTCCAGCTATGATGGATGCCAGAACATTAGACAAACCTAGAGACTACAGTCCAGGTCCTAATCGATTTAAAGACATTGTAGACTTAATCTTTAGTATGGATAATAGAGAAGATGCCATGGCTATTATCGAACACTACGAAGGTTATTTTGATCGTATCATCGGCACTAGAGGTAATACCGGTGATAAGATTACCAATGCAGG